CTCACGAACCATTTCGGCATCGCTCACCTCGTGGCCGTCCATCGCCTCGTCGTAGGTCATGCCGCCACCTCATCCGCTAATGCTTTGCTTGCCTTCTGAGCGGCATCGATTGCTGCCCAAACATCGCTTTCACCGTGGGCAATAGCCGCCGCGTCCAGCGCTACCGCAACTTCGCCTATCAGCTCATGTAGCTCCTGTGCCAGCGGCGCTACGCTCTCCCGCAGATAAAGTTCCAGAGTGTTCATGCCGCAGCCCTCCTGTCGCAGCTGGCACGCATGCGGTCGCAGCGCACCCGGTAGTCGGTGATGGCGGACTGCTCGTCCCTGATGAAGTAGTGGCCAAAGCAGAACTCATCGTTGGGCATGTAGAACTCATGCGTGCCCCACTCGATGCCGAACTCTCCGCGGTCGCGAGACCAGAGCACGACGGCTTCGGTTTTGTCCCGGCTGAGCTCGATGTTCTCGAACTGCCAGCCCTTACGGGCCAGCAGCGATTTGATGTGGTCGATTGCCTGAGTGCTCATGCCGCCACCTCCTGCTCGATGCAGCCGCGGACGACACACTGCGAGTGCTCCCATTGGACGGGGTAGGCGTGGGTGAACAGATACCCGGTATCGAGGTGCTGGCACACCATCCGCTCGGGGTCATGGTCAAGGCACCCCCACTTCTGGATCAGCTGGTAGGCAGCGAAGTAGTGGTTGGCGACGGTGTCGAGCTCGTACTTGTAGGGCACTGTCAGCTGCCGCTGCATGTCACTGTCGGCGCGACCGTCAATCTTTGCGACGATGCGGGCGCCGTTGGTGTCAGTGGGGCCCTCGAAGCGGGTGCGAATTTTAAAGAATGAGTTCATGTCAAAGTCTCCAAGTTGTTACGGGTGGTTTCCCGTGACGCCCCGGGGGGCGTTTCGGCCAGTAACCAGCTGGCAGCTCTTCGGACGGGGGATCACTTCGCGGCTCGGCGCCGGCTCTCGGTGGCGATTGCCATCAGCTGATCGTGGGCGCGATCCCAGAGCTCGCGCTCGGCGTCGGTGGCTTCCATCAGCCGATGGGTGAAGCCCTCGTTCCAGCAGGACAGGTTGCCCCAGCGCGCAGCGTGAGCAGCGAACTTGAACGCCTTGTAAACGAAGTACTCGGGCCCACCCTTGGGGTCGGTCTTGCGCAGGCTCCAGAGGGGCCCTTTCGGGCCCGCGTTGCGCTTGCGGCAGCACTTGGCCAGTGCTTCCACGATGTCGGCGTCGACGTTGAATTTGTGCAGCTGCATGCTGGCGTTGATCCAGTCGGCAGCGGTGGCGAATCTTTGGTTTCCAAATGTGCTCATGATGTTGTCTCCAAGTTGTCAAAAATTTGGGCGGAAAAAGCGTGAATCCCGCCCATCCGATTAGCTCGCAAGCCTCTGTTGAGAAGATGATCCAACCTGTCGGTTGAGAGAGACGTTAGACCCGGCGCTCTTGCCGGCCGCGTAAGAGCGACCGTCCCTGATGGTGTATGAGCTGGCGCGCCCGTAGCTGAGGTTGAATTTTTTGCTGATCAGGTCGCGCTTGACTACGACCAGATCCTTCCCGGTTGACACGGCCTTGAAGGCCTCTTCGCGCTCAGCCTTGATTGCCCGGGCGTTCTTCAGAATCCCGTGGACGCAGCCCATCTTGAATGCGTTGCGCATGGAGCGGTCGCCATCGAACTGCTTTGCCAGTCGCTCGACCACTGAAACCAGATAGTCGAAATACATCATCGCTACCTCGTTGTCGTGACTGGTGCCACAGAAGAGAATGGTGTTGCCGCGTTTCCATGGCAGAGTCTCTGTCATGTAGGCAGCTGCCCATGCCAGACTCCATACCCAGCGTGAGTTTCTGCTCTCTTCGGTCTCCGCTCGAAACATGTCATCTTCGGACTGTGCTTTGGCTGATTCGAGCTCAGCCATTTTGACGTCGTGCTTGCGCATCATGGACTCAGCCTGTCGGAGTGCAGTTGCTGCCTCCTGCTCGTTGCTCGCTGAGTGCTTCGCCATGTTCAGAAGCTTTGAGACTTTCTCGATAATTCTGTGTCGGTGCATGTTGTGATCTCCAAGTTGTAGATTTGAGTTATGGGGTGTGGGTCAGTGACCCCATGGTGCGCATTATAACTCACAGGTAAAATCGCATTTCAAGGGGTTTTCTCAATTAAATTTGAAAAGATCTCAGGTAGCTAGTGTTTATGCGGGATTCAGCAATGGAAATTGACCTACAGGATCGGCTGCTGCGGATCGAAACGAAGCTTGATTCGCTCACCGAGAAGCTATCTGAGCTCGGGAGAATCGATGAGAGAACCGACTCAGCGCATGCCCGCCTGACCCGTCATGAGACCCGGCTGGATTGGATCGAGAGAGAGCATCGAGAGCTCGTTGAGCAGGTGCAGCAGCAGGCCGGATCGAGTCAGGTTTGGGAGCGTGCAGCGTGGCTCATCTTTGCGGCAGCGCTCGGGATACTCGGGCACCTGATGCAGTGAAAATTTTTGTGGGCGGAAAAGAGGTGAATCCCACCTATCCGGGCCCCGCCAACCCAGTAAGGAATACCCATAGTGAGTAAGACAGATCCCAATACAGGAAACCCGAAGAATCTCAACTGGAGACAGTCCAAGTTCGTGGCTGAATTTGTTGAGCATGGGAATGCCACTCAAGCAGCCCAAGCAGCGGGATATTCGCACCCGAAGCAGCAGGGCTCGCGACTGTTGACTCATGTTGACGTGAAGGCGGGAATTGAGGCTCACAAGCGCCAGTTAATGGCTCGAGCGGTGGATAAACACGATTGGTTGATGGAGCGTCTCGAGAGGGAAGCGCTCGACCCTGAGAACACCGACGCCTCCCGGGTTCGCTCGCTTGAGCTGATTGGCAAGGTGATTGGCGCCTTCGCCCCTGAGAAGCAGCAGATCGAGACGGTCAGCAGCGGGTTCTTCGCAGACCTGAGCCCGGAAGAATCGGATGCACTTGAGGAATCGATGGGCGAGTTCCCATTCACAGATGGCAATACCACCATTAACTGACGTAAACATACATTTAAGGAAGTTAGTTTGCGGCTAAATTTGGGCCGCTTGGCTGGCGGGATTGGCTCGGGCGTTTTCGAGCGGATGGGCCCCGCGGCACCCGGGCATGATGCGCATGATCGCCGGCAGGCGCCCGGGCCCACCCGGGGGGGGGTGCCAGATGGAAGATCCAGGGGCATCGACGACCATGGTTCCATAGGGCCTATGCCTATCAGTAGAACGAGGTTTGATGGCCGGGACACAATTAGCCAAAAAAATTCCTAATTACCACCATTAGACCCCCGGGGGGTGCATTTGATAGGGGGGGGTGGTCTTTCTGAGAGTACCCATGCAAAAAATGTGGAGATATTGAAATGACAAAGCCTGCTAAGGGCAAAGCCAAGGCTAAGAAGGTAGGAAATCGCAAGGTTTCGTATGGCCAAGCTGGTAAAGCTAAGGACGGTGGCCCTCGTGTTCGCCCGGGAACTAGCAAAGGCGACTCATATTGCGCGAGAAGCTTGGGTATCAAGAAGAGATTGTCCAAGAAGAAGCAGAATGACCCCAATACCCCCAACAATTTGAGCCGGAAACGCTGGAAATGTAAGGGTGCAAAGTCCACGAAGAAGTAAATCCATGTGGATTTATGTCTAATTAGTGGTTACATTTGACTTAACGCGGTTAACTGAGCCTCTGGGAGGCCCTAGAAGCGACGAAGTTGCCTTTCCCCTTGGGCATTATCCTTCCCGTTATCGTCGTTTCTGGGCCTTCTGGGGACTCTCTCGAGGACACAGGGGAATTATCTATGAAGAAGCTTGCGATTGCGGCGAGTTTGGTGGTTTTGGGTGGCTGTTCTAGTGCGACGACTCAGTATTATGAAGCGGTTCAGGCAGCTGCTCAGGCGAATGCTGCGGCATCTCAGGCGAAATATGAGGCCTTATCTAAGATAGCTTCGAGTGGTGACGGCCAAGCTGCCAGTGCTGCGGTGATGGCGTTGGCTTTGACGCAGACGCCTACGGTAACGCCACAGCCACAGCAATCTCAGGCGATTCAGTGGGCTTCTATTCTGGCTACCCCGGTTACCAGCTTGGGCATGATGTGGATGCAGGCCGATTCTGCAAAGACCATGGCTCAGTACGGGGCTGAGGTAGATCTCGCTCGAATTTCTGCGAACTCAACTAGCCAGCAGGCGCTATATGGTTCGTTTGTAGATATGGGCGAGGCGACCGCCTCTGTGGCTAACGGTATTGATTACACGCCCTTTGTAAATGGGATGGTGGATTTGGGTAATGCTGGCATTGATGGGGCGGTAACGCTGGGCACTGCTGGATTTGATTCCAATGTGGCGATCTCCGGCGCTGCGATCACTGGGCTTGTGGATCTGGGCAATGCTGGCCTTGATTCCACGGTGACCATGGGGACGGCTGGTCTTGATTCTGCGACCACTCTGGGCACGGCGGGGCTTACCAGCGCAGTGACTCTGGGCACCGAGGGCATGACGGGGATTACCAATGTCAGCCTAGCGGGCTACGAAAACATGCTGAACATGGATGCCGCCAACAATAATTTATTTAGCAGTGTTTGGACTGACTACCAGACTGCTGTTCAGAACATTCTCGATTCACAGGTTAATTGCTCAGCGACTACGGCGGCTGACGGCGCGGTGACGATAACCTGCCAATGATTACGATCAAGCGTTTTGCGCACCACCCGACAGGGACGTTGGGGGTTATGCAGATTCCCAGTAACCAGTTACATACTTTCTACACGATTGAGCGACCCTGGCTGAACAACAAGCCGTTCGAGTCTTGCATTCCGTTGGGCGAATACTCGATCAAGTGGAAGGAATCCCCCAAGTTTGGCATGTGCTATGAGGTGGAAAACGTCGAAGAGCGTACCCACATTCTGCTGCATGTTGCTAATTTCCCGACCGATGTTGTGGGCTGCATCGGATTGGGCATGGATTTAATGGGAGATCGCATAGCTGTCGCGAGCTCCAAGTTAGCAATGGAGAAGTTTCATGACCTTACTGGGGGTAGGCCATGGCAGCTCAAAATCGCAAATGCGCCATATGCGGCGTTACCAAGCCCATAGCGGAGTTCCCGCCACACCAAAAAAAAGGCTACTTCAAAAGGACGTGCAGGCCCTGCACTAAGGCAAAGAATGCCGCTTACAAGCACAAGTGCCCTGAAAACTATCTGTACACACGGCTCGGCAGGCAAAACCCGGGTCAACCCCGGATAGATGTGCAGATCACGAAAGAGGATCTGAGGGAGCTGTGGGATCACCAGCAGGGCAAGTGCGCCGTCACGGGATTACACATGACCTATTTCCCGCGGGCCCAAAGGAAATCGACGGGGCTGAATGCTTCGGTAGACCGCATCGACTCGGACGACATTTACAGGAAAGGCAACGTCCGGTTGGTGTGCAGCAAGGTGAATGTGATGAAAGGCGCCGGAGAAGACGCCGACATGCTGTGGTGGTGCAAGCACGTTATCGAGGGCTTAGAGGGTGAATGATCAGGAGTTGATGGAGGCTGCGCGAGTCTTCAAAAGCGACTTCCCTATTTACGCCAAAAATATTTTGAGTGTGGTGAACAAGGAGGGGGAGCAGGTTCCTTTCAAGCTGAATGACGGTCAGAAGCTAGTTCACCGCCAGCTTGAGAGGCAGCTCAAAGAGCAGGGCAAGATCAGGGCCCTGATTTTAAAGGCCAGACAGGTGGGGATATCTACTTATGTGGAAGGTCGATTCTTCTGGAAAATTACACAGACGCGGAACGCTAATGCGTTCGTTCTCTCGCACTTGGCTGAAAGTACGAATTCGATTTTCAACATGGTTCGTATGTTTTACGACAACGTGCCGCATAAAGCTTTCAAGCCTAATCTTTCGTCTCAAAGCGCCGCGACGTTGGTATTCGACGAGATCAACTCACGTTACCGAGTGGGTACGGCACGATCTACTCAGACGGGGCGAGGACAAACTAACCGATTTGTCCATGGATCGGAGGTCGCCTTCTACCCGCAAGGGGCCGACATCGTAGCGGGTCTGCTGCAAACGGTAGGCGGATCCGGCAGTGAAGTAATCCTTGAGTCCACGGCCAATGGTGCCGGCGGCTGGTTCTATGACCAAGTCATGAAGTCCCTGCGCGGGGAGACTGACTGGATAACTTGTTTTGTCCCATGGTTTGCGATGGCGGAGTACCGGGCCAAGGTACGGCCTTACTTTGAGCGCAGCCGTGAAGAGGAGCAGCTAGCCGAAAAGTACAACCTGAGTGATGAGCAGCTGCAGTTCCGCCGCAATAAAATCGATGAGTTAGGCGGTTTCGATCTATTTAAACAAGAATATCCCTCAACTCCCCTCGAGGCCTTCCTTACTTCAGGCCGGTGCTTTGTCGAGGACGAGGTGCTGGGTGATGCCGAGAAGGAGTGCTATACACCTGACTTTGTGGGTGAGTTTCTCAGCGACGGCATGGCTGAGCGTTCCAGTGGGCCTTACCGGGAATGGTACGCACCAAGCCAGGACGAGTCTTATGTGATCGGCGTGGATGTGGCAGAGGGCCTGTCATACGGTGATTACTCGTGCGCTCAGGTGCTGGATAGCCGCGGGAATCAGGTGGCCTGCTGGCACGGGCACATTGATCCGTATGAGTGGGGCAACGTGGTGTCCAATCTTGGGCGCAGGTTTAACGGCGCTTATGTCATCGTCGAGCGCAACAATCACGGGCTCACCACTCTCCGCCGGCTGCAGGAGTTGAACTATCCCAGCCTATTCGTAGAGAGCTCTGTTGATGGTGCATACGGTGACAAAATCACAAAGCGCGGTGGCTTCCTGACGACCTCAAAAACCAAGCCTTTGATCATCGACAACCTCGCAGCCTTGCTTAGGCAGCGCGATTCTGGGATAGCAGATACGAACCTAATCAAAGAGTTGCGAACGTATGTGATCGACGAGAAGGGGGCGACAAACGCTCAGTCGGGATGTTATGATGACAGGGTGATGGCTTTCGCTGTCGCGCTCCACGGACTGGCATCTATGCCGCGGCCTCGGGTACACACGGCTGCTCGGCGATTTAAAACCGTTGACACCACCGTGGGGTATTGATGGACGCTGTCCTGCAAGAGGCGCCCGGATTCGATGTGGAGAATCCTGATGGCACTCAAGATGTAGAAATGATGAGTCTCGGATCAAAGCTTTCTGCTTTGTTTTCCGAGTATAAGGATGCGCGTCGAGAAACCGAGGACGAGTGGATCAAGGATCTGCGTCAGTTCTCCGGCCAGTATGACCCCGAGACGATCGCCAGACTCAACGAAGCTGCCGGTTCACGCAGCAAAGTATTCGTAGGACTTTCTCGCACCAAGGTGATGGCTGCATACAGCCGCCTTGTCGACCTCTTATTCCAAAGCGGCCATGCGTTTTTCGCAGTCAGTCCTACTCCCCGCCCCAAGATAAATCCCCTGAAGCGTGCAGAGATGCAGCAGATGTTGATCAACAACATTGTGGAGCTGGGTCAGGGCCAGCCTGAAGAGGTGATACGGCAAGTTCTCGCGGAGAACGAAGAGGCTATTCGCCAGGGGCTTCAGGAACAAGAAGAGCGTCTCGCCCTGATAGCTTCTGAAGAAATGCAGAAGGACATCGAAGATCAGCTGATCGAAGAGAACACTGAGCAGAAGATGAAGGAGGCGATTCTCGAGGCCTGCATTTTCGGTTCCGGCGCAATCAAGTCAGGGACGGTAAAGATCGACCGAGTTCAGTCGTATCAGCGCATTGAGGACGAGATGGGCCGGTCTACCTACGCGATGGTCATGCAAGAGGAGGCGCGGCCAGAGATTGAGTCGGTTTCGATTTTTGATCTCTACCCAGATCCCTATTGCACAAGCCTCGAGGACTGCTCAGGTATGTTCCGGCGTCATGTGTTGACCCGCCGTCAGTTCCGCGAGCTATCAGATCTGCCTGCGTTTGATTCCGAGATTGTTCTTTCGATCTTGAAAAATAACCGAGGCGGCAATCACGAAGAGGAAGACCATGAACGAACCCGGCGACAGATCGCTGGAATTCAGGATCATGGTGACTCTCGGCGGTATGAGCTTCTGGAGTTCTGGGGGACGATAGACGGGTATGACCTGCAAGATGTTGGCGTTGAGCTGCCAGAGGGGGCTGATCCTTCTGCAGACTTTGATGCAAACGTCTGGATCTGTGCCGGCAAGGTAATCAAGGCGGCTATGAACCCGGTTAAAGGCTACCGCATCCCTTACAACATTTTTCCATATGAGCGCACGCCCCACCAGTTTTGGGGAGTTGGGGTGCCCCGCATGATGCGCGACTCGCAGCAGACCATGAATGCGGCGACCCGTATCTGGCTGGACAACATGGCCCTTAGCTCGGGGCCGATGGTGGAAGTAAACACCGATCTTCTCGCTGCGGGTGAAGATCCGACTGACCTTCATCCGTGGCGAGTCTTTTTGAGGTCTGGTGGCGATGGTTCTATGCCGGCGGTGAGGTATTACCAGCCTGTTGCAAACGCGAATGGCCTGAACCAGATCATCGAGATCTTCCGAAGATTTGCCGACGAGACCACATCGCTGCCTTCCTATACTCATGGCGAGCAGACTAAGAGCCTCAACAAAACGGCGACTGGCATATCTATGCTCATGGGCGCAGCCAACGTCGCACTGAAGTCCACCATCAAGAACATTGATGACTTCCTAATTAGGCCCATGATAGAATCGTTATTCCACTTCAATATGAATTTTGGAGTGAATGAGCGTGCCAAAGGCGACTTAAAAGTCGTGGCGCGTGGCAGCACCGCACTCGTGCAGAAAGAAGTGCAGAGCCAGCGACTTCTTCAATTCCTCTCGCTGGTCTCAAATCCCATGGACTCTCAATTGGTGGATCGAGCCAAGCTTTTGCGTGATATCGCGCAGAGCATGGACATCGATCCTGCCGACGTTATCAAGTCTGAGGAGCAGCTAATTGCCGAACAGCAAGCAGCGTTACAGCAACAGCAAATGCTCGCCGCGGCAGGCCCGGGCGATCAAGGTCTTAACCCTGACGGAGGAATGGCCCCTCCTGGTGGAGTTGCTGGAATCTAGACTAATTGATGCGCAGGTCAAGTTAGAGGCCGCGGGGAAAGATGATTTTAGGTACGAGCAAGGGCGCGTGGCAGAACTGCGCACCGTGCTTGGACTGGAAGAATCTGCAGAAGCAGTTATTGAAGCCGAGAGAAATCCAAGACGGAGCTCCGGCTTTTGACGGACACCCCCTAGAGGAACCGTAAATGGCAAAAGTAAATCCTGAGCAATTGGAAGCGGAAGCTCAAGAAATGATGGCCCGATTAAAGGGCGAGGCTGAGGCCCCTCAAGAAGAGGATACCCAAAGCCCCGAGCCGGAGATCGAGGCACAGGCACCCGAAGAGCCAACGGATACTGCCGAAGAAATTGAGCAGGCTCCCGTCGAAGACAGTGAAAGCGGCGAAATGTCTGAGACGGATCAAGCTTTGAAAAAAGCTGATGAACGCTACCGAAATGCCCAGCGAAAGATGACGCAGGCGACACAAGAGTCAGCCGATCTCCGACGAGCACTCGAGGAGACACAAGGCCAGCTTAAAAACCTGCAGCGTCAGCTTGCTGAAAAGGACGTCGATCTAGAAAAGTTAAAGGCAGTTAGGGAAGAGTATCCAGACTTAGCCGGCCCTATTCTAGATATGGTGGACAGGACGCAAGCACAGGTAGCCGAACAAAATGAAGAGCTTGAACAGCTCCGGCGAATGCGAGAGCAAGAAGCAGTTGATGCTGCTCAGGCAGCTCACATGGCTCGCATCAGAGACGCCCACCCGGACTTGGATGACATCGTCCAAACGGGAGACTGGGCTGATTGGCTGGAGACTCAGGGTGCTGAGGTTCACCATTGGGTTCGTGAAGGATCCTCTAATGATGTGATCAAAGTCCTGAGTGATTTCAAGTCCGACATGGGATTCGGTCAACCGACGCCGCAAGAGAAGGCGCTCGATAAGGCGAAAGCTGTGGCAGAGCCAAAGCTCCCGAAATCGAGAAAGCCTGATACTGGTGCCGGACAAAAAATCTACTCTGCGGCTGACATAAAGGCTATGTCTCTGAAGGACTTTGAGAACCAAAGAGGCGACATTATGGAAGCTTGGAGGCAAGACAACATCCGGCGTTAATTAACTCTTGCATAGAGGTATTTAACAATGGCTATTGGTGCTAACGGCTCTGGCGCGGCTTTCGAGTACGCGGCTAATCAGGGCGGCTTCATCCCGGAAATTTTCAGCAAGTTGCTGCAGGCTAAGTTCTACGCATCTTCTGTTCTTCCGGCAATCTCAAACACCGAATATGAGGGTGAAATCTCTGGTCAGGGCGATAAGGTTCACATCCGAACCGTGCCCAACGTAACGGTTGCCGACTACACTGGCTCAATCAGCTACGCTGATTTGACCACCAGCACTGTCGAGCTCCTGATCGATCAGGCCAAGAGCTATGCCTTTAAGGTAGACGACATCCTTGGTGCTCAGGGCGATATTGACATGCTGGCGGAAGCTTCTGCTGACGCTGCAGAGTCAATGCGCATCGCTGTCGAGACGGATGTCCTGGCTAACGTCGTAACTGGTGCAACCACTACGGGCGCTCAGACTACGATTACTGCGGCCAACATCCTCGAAAACATCCTTGAAATTGCAAAGGATCTGGACGAGCTGAACATCCCTGAAGAGGGACGCTACATCGTTCTGCCGCCCAGCATGATCTCTCTGCTCAAGCAGAGCGAACTGCGTCAGGCGTACTTGACTGGTGATGGCACTTCACCTCTCCGCAACGGTCAGGTGGGTCAGGTAGACCGCTTTACGGTTTACCAGAGCAATCTGCTCTACACCCCAGCTTCAGGTACTGATGCTACTTACACCCACGTTCTCGCGGGTCATCCCAAGGCAATCACGTTCGCCTCTCAGTTCACCAACACTGAGACCGTTCGCCTTGAGAGCACCTTCGGCGACGGTGTNCGTGGTCTGAAAGTATACGGTCGCAAGGTCGTAACTCCTGACTGCCTCGCTGTAGGTAAGTGGAAGGTCTAAGGACTGACGGGGGAGGGTTTCCTCCCCCTTTTCTTCTTACTGGAGATTAGCGTGGAAGAAGCACGAACCGTTAAGGACGACCTGTACATCGAAGCGAAAGAGCAGTTCGACGTCACTCTTGATCGTCGGATGACTCTTGACGCNATGCAGGATCAGGTAGATCGGCTCCGCAAAAACGGCAAGGAGCCTGANAAAGTTTTGCCGAAACGAATTCCTAAAACCCTTCGCAACNTCGTCACTGGTGTCGAGTGGCCGTACAGCGAGGGCTTTGCAAACAATCCAGACCTCGAAGTGATCGAGTGGGAGCCGGTAGATGGCAACGACTAAAGTCGTAGATGTGCTGGATCGCGCCAGCATCATTCTTCAGGACACCTCTAATGTCAGGTTCCCAAATGACGAGCTTCTGAAGTTCTTCAATGATTCTCAGCGCGAGGTGGTTCTCCACCGGCCTGACGCCAACACCAGTAACACAACTTTTACTTGNGCGGCTGGCAGCAAGCAGACTCTCGAAGCAGCTCACCTGCGGCTGATTGATGTTGTTCGCAACGTAGGTGGCCGTGCGGTCACTCAGATAGACAGAAAGATACTGGATGAGACTCTACCAAACTGGCACAGCGCTACTGCTGATAGTACGAAGAANGTAGAGCACTTCGTCTACGACTCGGGTAACCCCAAGAATTTTTACGTCTATCCGAATGCCACAAGCAGCTTNACGTTGGAAATCGTGGTCAGCTCTGCGCCAGCGGACATATCTATTTCTAACTTCAGCACTGANACCACCACGATCACGCTGGACGACATCTACGCTAACGCTTTGCTCGANTACGTTTTGTACCGCGCATACCAAAAGGACAGCGAGTACGCAGGCAACGCTGAGCGTTCGATGATGCACTACCAGTCATTTGCGAATGCTCTGGGGATCAAGACACGCGCTGATGCGGCAACAGATCCAAGACCAAACAACCCTGACCGCAACGCGCAGAGGGCGTAATAGTGCGTTATCTNGAGATTGCAGAGTTTGTCAGGCCAGAGGCCCATGGAGCGCCCGACTTCTTGGTTGAGCGCTCGTTGCGTGAAGCTGCAATTGAGTTCTGCGTTAAGACGGACATTTATCGGCCCGAGCCGGAAGACTTCTTGGTGATTCCGAACATTACGGAGTACGAGGTCAGCATCCCAACGGC